TGCGTTAAAGTTGCGTACCCATTGTTTATAGCCAAAGTAACTCCTAAGTCTAGGTCTATTCTACTTGCGTTCTGCTAATGCCCTACGGATTCCCTCACGCAAACTAATCTGAGGTTTATAGTAATGATGCGAAACATAGGGATCACCTACGCGATACTGAACGCCAATAGGTGCTGAACGAATGTGATTGAACACGGGCTTATAGTCTGCTTCCTCGCAGACCATTTCAGCAAGATCATTAAAGCTAGTTGGAACCCCTGAGCATAGATTCCATGTCCCTGTGTACCCGGTCTGAACGTGCCACAACACAGCCTGAACTATGTCCTCAATGTGAATGAAGTCGCGCACCTGCTCACCATCGCCCCAAATGTCGAACGGATCAGCCTTGGCTAGAGCGCGGTCAATGAAACTAGGAAACGGATAATCAGCATCTTGATCTGAGCCATAACCACTAAAAGGTCTAAAGATAAACACGTTGGAATCTGTTACAAACTGTGCCAAGTATTCCCCGGTGAGTTTTGCCCAACCATAAGTTAAGTCAGGATTCCTAACCTCGTCTAGATTTAGGTCATGTTCTTCTAGACGGTTTCTGCGGTGCGTGGTTTGTAGGTCTATTGGATAAGCAGCAGAGCTAGAGAAGTAGACCACGTTCTTAGGTTTAGTCAGTTGCACCCAGTTAAAGAACTCTGCATCTATTGAAAGGTCAGTTGCTACCGATAACGGCTCACCCTCGATAGTTGCTCGACCACCAACAATGGCTGCTAAGTGAATCACTAGATCGAACTGGTCTGTGTTGCCTTTGAAGAAATCCCTGCAATCATTGCCGTCTTTTAGGTCAATGCCTGTGATGTCGCTATCTGGCAAAGCCTTAACAAAGTTGCGCCCAACGAAACCCTTATGCCCGGTGATAAGTATCTTCATTACCAAGCCTTTACGTTCTCAACGTCATTACTGAATTCTGTGGCTAGGTACTCAGCAAAGATAGCCTGATCGCCATTATGCATTTCAACGGTGTTTACAGCTGCGTATCTTTCATCATGTTCTGCTTTGCCATTTGTGTAGTGCAGATGTTCAATGATTACCTCTGGCAGGTAGTTCACGTTCTCTAAAGCGTGACCCATTGCAAGCCAGTAGTTATCTAGAAACAAGTGCTTTAGGGCTGGCGGTGACATAAAGCCCGTAGCCCTAATGATCTTGCTAGACATGACTACGGCAGTTGGTAGGTTCTCACCTTGCAGTAAATCATTTCCGTAAGCAATGCCCGGCTCTGTGCCAATAGCTTCTGCAAGTTTTGTATCCCAGCCACCTGTGCGCGGTAGATGATCATCGCCCATAAAACAGATGTAGTCATAGTCAGGCGCAAACCATAAAGCCCAGTGGTTAAGTGTGCCGTTCATTCCCATGCGGTCAGCAATACAGACCTTGACGTTATTTAGCCCAGCAGTTTCTGCCATAAGTCCGTTATAGGTTTTAACGTCATCTGCATCTATGGCAAAGATGACTTCAGTAAAGTCAGCCGTTGCGTTGATCGCTTCAAATAATCTAATGGCGTTATCGTTGCGCCCTCTTGTCGGAATGATTGTAAGCATTCTCATTGCTGCACCAGTTTCCAAAATGTATCGCCTGCCTTATCTATCATGTGGCGCAGTGCATCTGCATCGTGCCAATCTTCAACGCTAGTTATTCCTACGTTGTCGTTCGTGTGAATCCTGCAACCTGAAAGCACTGCTTCCATAACTGCTCTGCACTCTGACTCAAAGGCTAATGGTAAATGCACAAACCATTCCACTCTTGCCATTGCATCTAATACTTGTTCACGCGGTACATCTGTCAGGGCTTTGAACTCGTAGCCTGCTTGCGCTGCCCAAGCGTGAGCGCGTAGCTGACCTTTTAACGGGTGATTCCTAGCAGCCCATAATGCTATTGGTTTCTTGTCCATATGGTCATAGCACTTATTGGTATCAAAGTAGCTTAGAACTTGCGCCGTCTTGCGTGGCTTACTCCAAGCCAACTCTTTGCGCATGTGTGCCGGGGTATGGGTTACGAATAAGCGAGAGCCACGAATCAAAGCGTTAAGCCCTGCGCGTGGGGTTTGTAAATGATGCACAAATACGAACGGCTCATACTCTGCCAGTCTGTATAACTGCTCATCTGTAAAGGCATCTGTGCCTGTGACTATGACTGAATCGAATTGGTGTATGTCGTGTGTATCGAATGTGTATGGGGTGACAATCTCGATCTCGTAGCCTAGAGGGGCTTGCAAGCGGTATTCGTAGTCAGACATTTCAGCCCCACCTGCAAACTGCCCCGTGAATAGCCCTGTGGGGCTTACAGAGCCACTGTGAGCCACGTTAGGCGCATTCTCTATGTGATGCGTGTACCAGCCTATTTTCATACTCTAAAGCCGTTCTAGGGCTTTGGCTTCTAAAACCGTAAGTACGGGTTTCCAGTGTTCTTCAAAGACGGTATCGGCGTTATACGCCTTAGCAAACTCTTGTGCCTTTTCTGATCTGCCACGACCACGCTGATAAGCCTGCTCTAGAGCATCAACGATTGCTGGAACGCTAGGCATGTGGAACCAAGAGGACTGCGGTGCATCCCATAGTGGTTGTCCGTCAATTAGCCAGCCGTCACCCAGTAGCTCGGTTGAAGCTGCAAAGTCGCTAATAATTACAGGTGTGCCACAGGCTTGTGCTTCCACAGTTGGAATACCAAAGCCCTCACCGTATGAGGTGGCAAGCAATACATCCATAGCCGTATAGATAGTGGCTAGAGTCTGCTGGTCAATCCCGGTGCGGTAGGTGTAAGGCTCAACAAACTTAAACTTTTCTTCTGGAACTCCACATGATTGAAGCAACTGCATTAACTTGATTCCACCTAGTGCGCCAAGCTGATCTGTGTGAAGATAAAGAACTACGTCATCATGCTTCTGAGCAAACATTGAAAACGCAAGAATGTTCTCACCAAATGCTTTGCGATTAGGACTAATGCCTTTATTGGCTGCGTTCATGCCAACAACAAACTTGTCCTCACCAATACCTATGTAATCTCTGCCAGTAGTTCCCTTGTGGCGTTTCATTGGCTTAAAGACTGACTCAATTCCGTGTGGCACATAAAGGGACTCAATGCCTACGTTCTCAATCATTGACTGACCGTATTGGCTCATAGCAATAGGAGTTACAAAATCTTCTCTAAGCCACTTAGTAACTTCTGGCGGTGCAGGAATGTGATCTATTGGAACCCAACTGGCAACATTCCAGTCAGCCCATCTTGGGCCTTTGAATACCCATACATCATAAAGAGTAAAAAGAATGTGACCTTGCTTAGGGTGGCGCGTTGTCCAGTCGTGCATGTGTGCAGGTACTACGTCATTTGAATACAAGTCTGCGCCACGTTGATAAACGGGAATCCCGTTCCAGTCGGTGTTGCTTCCCTCTAGACCGTAGTTGTTGAAGATTGCTACATCGTGACCAATCTCTTTTAGTCGTTGAGTCACTTGCGCTGTTTGAGTTCCATAACCAGTATTCGCCCAAGGTGCGTTACTGTTCCAGCCGATTGCTAAGGGTTTTGACACAGGGTATTCCTTTATTCGCAGGTGCTTGAACCTTACATTAAAACGTGGTCAAATAAAAGCAGAACCCCACCAAGCCTGCGCTCTCGGTGGGGTTCCACGTTTTGGGGTTTCCTAATTAGGAAGCTGCACCAGCAAAGTACTTCACATGTGAAGTCTGGATTAGGTTTCCATCCACGCGCATTGTGGCGCGGAATGTAATTAGGTCGTTCTGGAATGCGTAATCGTCTGAACGATCTAGGCGTAATCCACCAACGGTGCGAGCAAAGTAACTTGGCAAGTGACCAAAGATTACTGACTTCGCGCTTGTTGCTGGAGCTGCCATAGCTGGGTTCTCAAAGATTGGGTAACCAAGCAATAGATCACGAGCATCAGCCGATAGGGATGGGCTGAACAAGTACTGTCCTGCTGAATCCTTTAGCTTACGAACAGCCGCGATTGCCTGAGCATTCATTTGCCATCCTGTACCCGGTAGGGTGCGACCTGCGGTATCAACGCTGTAAACCAAGTCAATTAGGTTGTCAGCAGTGAACGCGCCTGTTACGCCAGTTCCACCAGTGATGCCTGAACCAGCAGCAGTTACGATACCTGTTGGCTGTACTGTTCCTGTTCCAGTTGTTAGTGCGCCATTGACTGCATAGCCAAGTGCGTTACCGGTCTGAGTTGCAAGGAATCCAAGAATGTCCACGCCTGCATCTTCAACCATTTCACGGCTGATCTGAGTTAGGAATGAATACTTGTATGCACCAAGAGTCTTGAATGCATTGAATGTTGGATCGCTTTCACCGATAAGAGCAGCTTCGGAAGAAACTGTACCTACGGAGTAAGCAGACAAGCTAGGAATCTGCAAGTTCTCGCCACCAGCGGTGTTAAGAATTGTTGAAGTTTCTAGCATTGGGCCAACGTGACGAGCAAGCATGATTACCTGATCGTAGAAAGAGGTCGGTACTGGTGCGCCAGTTGAACCCTTTGTTACATCGCGCTTCTCGAACGAGTGGGAACGAATCTCACCACGAGCAAGGGAACGGATAAGTTCAGCTTCGTCAATTGCTGGAACAGCAACGGCTGGCTTGACTTGTGCTTCAAAACCTTGCATGGCTTCAGCAGCGCGGTTTTCGCGTTCTGCCTGAGCGTTCATGGTTTCGATTACCTGTGAACGTGAATCAAGGTCAGCCATGATGCGGTCATAGGTTTGGTTTTCTTCTGCGGATAGATCGCGCTTTTCAGCTGCTGCTGAGTCGAGAAGAGCCTTTGCTTCTTCCCAAGCCTTTGCACGAGCTTCCGCTTGCTGACGGATGTAGTCAGACATGTGGACTCCTAAAGTCTTAGATTGGATGTGGTCTTACAGGTTCTGCGTGGCTCCACGACAGTAGCGCACCTATGGCTCCACAGAATGCTTATCTAATTATGGCACAAATAAAAACAGACCCAGATGCTTCCCCACATCTGAGCCTGTTCTTTGAATTTAGATTAGAACGCTTTAAGCATTAGGTCAAGTTGTTTGCGCTTGATTTCTAGCATGTCTGCTTCTGCTGGTTTTTCAGCGCGTAACTTCTGCACAACTTCGCTAATTAGATCAGCGTGGTTAGCATCTAGAGTTTCCCCGGCTTCTAACTTTAAGATCGCATCACTAAGAGCATCAACATCAACTGCGGTGCGCTCTGCCAAAATATCTAAAGAACGAACGCTTGCAGTTGTGGCTTCATAGGCTGGGAATCCAGTAACAATAGAAACCTCATGCAGACGTACCTGATGCAGTTCACGAGTTGCGCCATCGCTTGACCAAGCATCACCCTTTGGTGGAACGCTAAAGCCAAATGACATACTCGATACATCGCCACGCTTCATAAGAACCGATAGGTCGCGCCCTGCGCTAGTGTCTGGCAGTTCAGCCTGAGCAAGTAGACCGCGTGAATCCTCAGTTAGTTTAAGAGTTCCAGCGCGTGTAGAGCCTAGAACTACATCTGTATTGTGGTTCATAAATAACTTGATTTCATTGCGCGACTTTAAGGAACGCTTGAATGCACCCTCACGGATAACCTCTGTGAACGGTAGTGGTTCAGACGGGCTATTGAATACGGCTGCGTAGCCTGTGAAACTCATGCCATCGCTAGATGCTTCCCCATTACGAACATCAAACTCAACGGTATTAACACGGCGTTCTACATTGGTGGTCATTGACTGCCTTTCATCCTTGTTCAAGTTTAGCGCGATTGAACGCCATTTCTCGTTCTGTATGTCGTTAGTGCTGCGCTCCTCAGCGCGGATACGTTCTACAACGCCTTGTGCATAATCTAAAGCACGTTGCGCTTGTTGCTTGCTTGGGCCTGATCCCCAAAGTAAATGAGCTACAACTCCTGCACTTGGGTAGTTATCAGAATCAGGGTTTGCATCTGGTGAATCTAGATCGCCTAAGTGACGAGCAATCCAAGCAGCAGTGCGAATCCATTTGTCATCAGAAACTTGACCATCAGCCATTAACCGGGCTTCACGAATAGTGCGCTGAACTAAGCCATCGCCACCAAGACCCTCAGCATTGTATTCAAGTCCACGCCTTGCAGCAGCTCGCATGTATGCAGGTGCATCTTGGTTTATGGCGCGTTCTAGATCATCGTCAAGTTCAATCTCATCATCTTGCATTTCTTCATCGTCTTGCATTTCGTCTTGACCTAGATACTCAAACTTAGTTAGTGGCGCAAAGCCTTTAATAACAAACTCAGCAGTTTCAGTTAGAACCGCATTATCAAGTGTGTAAACCTGAATAGTTGCTAGTGGTCTGCCTTGTGTTGCAACTATGTCACCACCTAGCGGATTCTTAACTGCACCAAAAGTAGATACGGAAGTTATCTCGCCATACATTGTCTGACCAGCGTTATCCCAAAAAACGTAATCTCCAACCTCTAGTTCGTCATTGAGTGCGCGTTCACCACCGGGTTCCATGTCCTCAGCTACGGATACTGCAACCATTTGATCTATTGCATCTTGCTTAGTTGTGTGGCAACCAATTACTTCGCCATCATCTTTAATAGTTGCCCAGCCTGAGCAACCCTCTGCGGTGTCTGTGATGAAGTATGGCATTAGTCCTGCTTAACTACTAGCACTTGAATTTCGACTCCATCTGTATCTGAAACAGCCCAAAGATCATCACCGGGGCCAATAGAAATCATTGAAGTTTGAGTTGCCACAGCGTGAATACCTGTTGAGGTAGTAACACCTGAATTGCCAATGTAAATTTCTTTGTTTTGTGCGTGTTCGTGATTATGAATGCAAACGTGCTGATTCATCCGATCAGGTGCAACTATCTGACGTGGGGTATTTGCAGTCAAAGTAAATTGCGCTGTTGAGATAGGCATTAGCTAAACCTCGTAGACAGACTCTGGATTTTCAGGGTCAATCTGCGCAATGCCTTGAAGCATAACGCTTGGCAGTCCAGTATGTTCTATTGACGGTAAGCCCAAAGCTGCAAGGACAGCAGCAGGATCAAAGCCAGTAGTAACAAGCCTTTGAGCCATAAGTACTTTGCGGTCAGTTTCAACGAGTGCAGCAGCAGCCAAATCCACATTAGCCAAAGGAACGCGATAAACGTTACCACCCTCAACAGGTCGCAAATCTTCAAATCTTCTGATGTCATTGACTGAAAGGAATCCTGCCTGTGAACCGATTGAGTAGCCATTCATTCTTGTAGCGAAGTCACCGCGAAGTAGACCGTCTACATTGAAACGAATGAACGCATTGTCTGGTAGCAATGCGCTGTAAGCATCTTCAATCTTAGCGATGTAAGGGCGCAGGGTATGAGTTACAAACTGAATACCGTTTTGTTCTACCGATGCGTAAGACATTGCACCCGGTGTGGTTACGCCAATCATGTGTGGTGGAACTCTAAAGATTCGCGCAACTTCCTCAATGGCTAGCTTGCGACTATCTAGCATCTGAGCTTCATCAGGGTTAATGCCAGTCTTTACGAACTTTGCACCACCTGTAAGCAGTCCAGTCTTGTGAGCCTTACGGAAACCATCGTGACGGTTGCTAAAGCTATCAACCAGTTGCTTGGCTTGATCGCTCTTTAAGTCTTGTGGAGTTTCAATAATGCCTTGAGTAGTTGCACCCTGACCAAAGAAACGTGAAGCAAAAGATTGCAATGCACTCGAAAGACCTAAGTTGTCTTTCATCTCTGTAACACGCGACATACCGCGTAGATCGCCAGCCTTGCGCAGTTCTGTGATTTGAAGCATGTCGCGCTTGCTCACTGGAACGTCTTGGTTATCGTCAATAATGTATTCGATTTCACGAGTGCGAATGTTGCGCACTACTTGAACGCGGTTAGGCGCAATACAAACTAGGTTCACTACATCGCCACGACTGTCACGGAATACACGAGTGAAAGAGTTACCGTCTAGCAGTAGGGAAATAAGAACTTGCTGATAATGCTCTGAACGCAAAAGGTCTACGTCTGGTCTTTGAATCCATGCTGGCTGTGGTCGGAAAGGTACGCGGTCACCATCCACCCTGCGGAAACAATCAACTGGCAAAGTGCTAATCGTGTCGGAAATTAAAAGGACACAAGCATAGAAAGCATTTATCTTCATTGCCTGTGTCTGGTCAATGTTCGTTCCTGCTTCTGTGGTGAAAGCAAACGAATCGCCAGAACCCCAGATTGACTGGAAACTAATGGCGCGTTCTTCTCTGTTACCGCCGGTCAAATTACCAAGCATTACTTGCCTTTCTCAAATGCGATACCGACAAGCAAAATACTTACGCCAGCTGCGACTATTCCTAATGGCAGGATGAACAAACCTAGACCTATCGAGATTGTTGCTAGA